GGTGATGTTTGGCAAATCTCAACGACTTTCACCCAAGTCTTTTACCCTTAATTTAAACCTCTTTAAAGCCCCTTTTTAGGGGCTTTTTTTTATGCGAGTAAGAAAATGACTAAGCAAGTTATTAATGTTGGTTCAGCTGCAAATGACGGATCAGGAACACCAGCCCGGACAGCCTTTCAGTATATAAACGCAAACTTTACTGAAGTTTATGACTTCCTAACTGGAACCACTAATGCAACTACACTCCCCGCAGCTCTACCAATTGCAAAGGGTGGTACAGGCGCAACTACGGCAGCGGGTGCACGAGCTAACCTAGGTGCAGCGGCAAGTGGTGTAAATAGTGATATTAGTGAGCTTAAGGGACTCACAACCCCTTTATCAATTTCTCAGGGAGGATTAGGAGCTAATAATGCACAGACAGCTAGAATGAATTTGGGATTAGGAACTGCTGCCATACTCACATCAACAACAAGTCAATATGATCCTACGCCGGGACGAGCACTAAGAGTCGGTGATTGGGGGATGGGGGCTGAAGGTTCTCGTGTATCTGATATGGTTGCTCCTCTTAATAATGGTTTTTTTCGAACAGATGACACTTTAACAAATGATACTGGTAATAGTATTGGTCCTTATGGTTTCTTTTTACACTGTACCCGACGCTCAATGGGTGTATATACAGATGGAAGCCATTCATTTCAGCTTGGGAAAGCAGCGTCATATTCTGTACTGAAATATCGATTTAATAATAGTGGTACTTGGTCTAATTGGTTTAATTTATTAACTGCACAAAATACTACAACTGATGGAAATGGTTTTATTAAAGCAGCATCACCTATTGTCAAGTTGTTTAATGATCATATTGAACTCAATGACGAAGCTGAAAGGCAACCAATCACTTTCGATAAGTTGGGTACTGGTGATTACTTAGTGAAAGGCTCATTAGGTTTTGCTCAGGAAGGTTGGTATATCGAAGTCCCTAAAGATGCCAACGGCAACACAATCGTCGCAGTAGTGTATGACACCCTAGAAAATGGTGACATCTCAATTAAAACTTACAAGCGTAAGTTTGATTTTGAACTTGCTGCTGTTGTGGCAGATCACGAGAACCCAATGGACATTCCAGAAGGCCGCTGGATTGATATTCGTCTGCATGAAGAGCTTGTTGTAGAGGAGACACTACCAGATGACACTGAATAGTGATTTCCAGAAACTTTATGTAGATGGGTTAATCACCCTATATGAATTAGATGCCAGCGCTTTAGGAGCTGGCATTTTGCGTTTCCATGGGCATATTTCTTATGAAGATTGGGAAAAGATTTATGTCTCAGCTGACTTAACAAGTTGGAAGGCTGATACAGCAACAATCAAGGCTGATAAAGTTTTTAATATCGGCGATCAGAAAGTATGGATGCGAAATATTATTTGGCAAGGTCAAGTATTTGAGCCAATGGCGCTTGAAGTCTCTGGGCTTGAAATGCGTTCGGATGGTAAAGCTTCTGCACCGACCTTATCAATGGCAAACAACATTAACGGCATTCAAAATGCTGTCTCAGCCTATTGTTTACAGTTTAAGGACTTCGCGGGAGCCAAGCTTAAAGTCATTACCACGCTTGCTAAATATCTGGATGCCGAAAACTTTACGGCAGGTAACCCAACTGCTTCAAATGAGTTTAAAGAGCAGCTTTGGTATATCGAGCAAAAAACATCTGAAAACGCCCAGCAAGTAACTTTTGAGCTTTCAAACCCAATTGATTTTGAAGGGTTGAAAATTCCTGTACGTCAAATTACTTCACTTTGTCATTGGTGCATGATGGGAAATTACCGTGGTGAGGAATGTGGATATACCGGAGCGTCAATGTTCACCGATAAAGATGAGCCTACCAATGATCCAGCTTTAGATCGATGTAGTGGGAGTTTGCGTTCATGCCGTTTGCGTTTTGGAGAAAACAAGCCATTACCTTTTGGCGGGTTCCCTGCATCAAGTTTATTGTGAGGTTTTATGAAACTTACAGCAAAAACCAAAAAAGCAATCATGGCCCATGCCGATGAATGCTATCCGCATGAATGCTGTGGGGTAATTGTTGGAAAAGAATATATCCGCTGCCGCAATGTTTCAGCTCAATCTGATCAGTTTGAAATCCATCCTGAAGATTTAGCTATGGCTGAAGATCAAGGCGAAATCTTAGCTTATGTGCATTCCCATCCAGATGGAACAACAAGAGCATCGGAATTAGATTTAATTCAAATTGAACTGCATAAAAAACCATGGGTGATTTGCTCATATCCAGATCTGGATTTTCAAGTCTACGAACCTTGCGGTTATCGCGCCCCTTTAGTGGGGCGTAATTATTTTCATGGCTGGCAAGATTGCTATGCACTTATACGTGATTTTTATAGCCGTGAGTTAGGTGTGGAGCTGTTGGATTTTCAGAGAAAAGATGCTTGGTGGGAGGATAAATCCCATCCATCACTTTATCTTGAAAACTATGAAAAAGCAGGCTTCTATGAAGTAGATACACCACAATATGGCGATATGCTTGTTTGTCGTGTTGGTCGCACTGAACATCCAAATCATGCGGTTGTTTGGCTGGGTAATAATGGTCAGCTTAAATCTGAACAGACAGAACAATGCATAGGTTCAAGTTTAATTCTGCATCATCCGTATAACAGAAAGTCAGTACGCGAAATTTATGGTCAACAGTGGCGTGAACGTACTGTAAAAATCTTGAGGCATAGAGATGTTAAAAACAATTAAGTTGTACGGCATCTTGGGGCAAAAGTTCGGTCGTGAATTTAAGCTCGATGTTGCCAATACGCGCGAAGCTATGCGGGCTTTATCAGTTCAGATTGTAGGTTTTGAGCAATATATGTTGACCGCTCATAAGCAAGGCTTGGCATTTGCAATCTTTCTGCGAAGTAAAAATGCAAGTAAAAAGCGCGGTAAGAAGCGCCCAGCTGTTTATGACCATGAAACAAAACGGTTAATCACTGGTGACAATATTGGTGAGCAGCAACTAGACATGCATACTGAAGCAGACACTATTCATATCGTCCCGCGTGTAATGGGGGCTGGTGGCAATAATGGGATTTTGCAACTTGTACTTGGTGCGATTCTGATAGCTGCTTCATTTATACCAGGTATTGGTCAGGCTGCTCAGGTTGCATTGATAGGTGCAGGTGCTGGCATGGCTATGGGAGGGGTTGCATCAATGCTCATGCCAAAAATTGATAATACTCAAGACCAAAACCAAGACGGCAACCGTGCCAACAAAGGCTTTGGCGGTGCAGTTACCACAGTTGCACAAGGTAATCCTGTTCCAATTCTTTATGGTCAACGGGAAATCGGCGGCTTCATTGTGAGCGCAGGTCAATATCCTGAAGATCAGATGTAAATTTTAATTAACAGGCGCTTTCTAGCGCCTTTTTTATTGCGTGAGATTTCTTATGAATGCAGTAGTAGGCGCAAAAAAAGGCAGCAATAAACAACGACAACCTGTCATTTCACCAGATTCTGCACAATCTAAAACCTTTATCAAGGTTCTATATGGCTTGGCTGAAGGTGAGATTGAAGGTTTAGCTAATGGGCTTCAGTCAATTTATTTAGAAGAAACTCCACTTCAAAATGCAGATGGAAGCCTTAACTTTGAAAATGTAAAAGTTGATTTTAGAAATGGTACTAATGATCAGGAATACATTGAAGGCTTCCCGGCAGTTGAAAATGAAATCCCGATTGACGTAGAGCTTAAATCATCTACACCTTGGGTACGTTCTTTTAATAACCTTGATCTTGATGCGGTTAGATTACGATTACGTTGGGGTCCACTACGCAACCAAGACCCAACAACAGGTGATGTTACTGGCTATACCATTGAATACGCGGTGGACTTGCAAACTGATGGCGGAGCATGGTCAGAAGTATTAAGAGCAAAAATTTCAGATAAAACATCTGATAATTATGAGCGTCCACATCGTATTGACTTACCCAAAGCCGATTCAGGCTGGCTGGTTCGTGTTCGCCGAATTACTCCCAACTCAACATCCGAATATATCAGCGACAAGATGTATGTATCTGCGGTAACAGAGGTAATTGATGCAAAATTACGTTATCCAAATACAGCATTATTGGGCCTCCAGTACGATGCTGAAACCTTTGGGAATGTTGCTAAAGTTGCAATGGATACGAAAGGTAGGAT